AGTCCAAGTCCCCATAGCCTGTAAAAAGCCACCTGATCGGGCAATTGATCCTAGCGGAAAGTCTAATGCTGCACCACCGATAGATTCTACGGGTAAATACCAAAAGGTCATGCTGTCTTTTTGCACAAAAAACAGTCTGTTTTGACACATATTGACATTAATAAATACGCTACTGCTTACGCCTGTTATACCCAAAACGGTATAAGTTCCAACTACAGTTGCATTAGCCGCAGGTGCGGTAGCCATCGTATAAGTAAAGGTAGTAGCACTTGTTACGGTAATAGAATAAGAACCGTTGTAATTTGCTTCCGTTGCGCCTGAAATAGTGACACGGTTACCTGTAGCAAGTCCGTGTGCAACTGCAGTAGTCAAAGTAGCGGTCAGGTTACCTGCACCACCCCGTGTGATAGTTGAAATAGTTTGTGCGGTAGTCGTAGTAGCCATCTTGCACCAGCGTGTACCGTCAAAAATCATAGCTGGGTCTGCACCATTGACAGCTATTAAGAAGTTGCCGCCATCGGTAGAAATCATGCAATGCTGAAATCTACTGTTTGTAAGACCCGTAAATACAGAAGTGGCAACAGAAGTCGATGCGTTATAAATTACCCCGTTGGCTACGGCAAACAAGGTATTTGTACCGTCATACGCTGCATAATTCATGAGGGTTTCTACATTGCCCGTGATCCCAGTAGAAGCCTTGGAAAAGCCTTTTCTAAGGGTTACATCGGTAGGTGTAGGAAAGAAATTGACTAGCTGAACCGCATCTAGCGGTTGCATTTCTGCCAATGAATCCCTAGCGTTCCAGCCCCCAATTGGGGAAGCTAGAGAAGTAGTGGTAGCTGTAAACTTCTTAGGAACAGCCATTACTAAGACCCGTAGCCAGTATCAGGAATGTTTGCATAGCCAATTAAGACTGCACTTGGCATAGGTGCAAAAGATAGGGTAGCTGATCCTTTATCGTTAGCCTTGGCAACGCTTAAATAACGGCTGTAATCTTGTTGCAATGCAGTAGTATCGAATGATTTAATTTGGAAATATTTAAGTTTTGTCAGTAAAACGATTACAGCGTCATCTAATACAGATGTATCGGTATCGACTGTAAAGCTGTTCTTTACGGCATTGGCGGCACTTCTAACCCAGCCTTTAGAACGATACTCAAACCCTAAATTTTCATCAGCATTGTAGGGTGGCCATATCTGAAATGTATTGCCAAGAATACGCCAACGAACCCGTGGGCCTGTTGAAATATAACCCGATTTTAGCCATTGCCATTGCTGTGCATCAACTGGGCCAAGCATTTGCCAATGTTTTGTACGATCCCAAAAAGTATTATCTGTAACGGTTTCGTAATCAGGTGGCAAAGGATAAATTGTCTTGCTAAAAGTAACTGTACCGCCTACAGAAGTGGCTGTAGCTAATGAACTAGAATTTAAACTAGTTGAAGTAAGAACTGTATCAACATAACTGTCTTGGGGAATACTTGTACCAACAATAGAATAAGTATTGTCCAAACCTGTGGTACTAGGAATGTTACTTAATAAATAGCTACCACTTGTTGTATTGCAGGTCGTGGTTATTGCTGTGGTGTAAAAGCGATATTCCAGTTCTAAAGCCTGCCAATCATGCTCCTTAATCAAATCGTACCCAGCACGGTTCATCAGCGCAAGAATTTGTTGCACATCTTGACTGGTGTTTCCTGCTACATAAGTAGGTACGGCTAAGTTAAGTTCGCTGGTTACTTGTTGAACCAACTCAAGCATGGTTGATGACATATTAGGCTTCCTCTGTGGCTACCGTCTTTTTACGGGGTTTCTTTTCACCAACAGCAGCAAGTATAGTAGCCATTTGATCCTGCATTAGGGCTAACTTCGCATCTGTTTCAGCCTTTATTTTAGCAGTTTCTAACTCCTTTTTGGCAAGTTCTTCTTTTAAAACATTAATTTCATGTTCACGCTTGTCTGTTTCTGCTGCATTAGTGGCTAGATTTAAAAATGCCTTTGCCTTGTCACGGAACGCAAAAGGGGACATTCCTGCCGCCATTCCTATGCGCTGTAAGTGCTGATCTGATGCTCCTGCAATAGATTCTACCGTGTAAAACTTCAATGCTCGTAGTTCTTCTGCCTGCGATTTTGACACTATTGGCCATTCTGTAACAGGTGTTCCAACTACTTCCTCATCGTTTGCGCCTTGTCTATTCATGTAGTTTGCCCATTGAATCGGGAAACGGGTTTTGTGACTAGCTAGGGCGTAAGTGTCAATTTCGGTTAATGAATCACCAGCTACGCAAATATGGACAAAATCAAAGTCTTTAAAGATTGGTCTGCCAGCTTCTAAGGATGCTTGATCTTGCTGTATTGATCGCTTGTAGAAACGAACTTGTAACCGATTGTCTGCATTGTTGTGGTCTGAAGGTAATGCCATTTTTAATTCTCCTCAAGGTATTAAGGTAAAACAGTTGAAAAAAAAGGGCTACCCTTTTGGGGTAACCCTTCGTTTTTACTACACTTTAGCGTTTTAAGCTAATCAAACAGAAGCCTTGCTAAAGAAACCATAGTCACCTGATGCCATTGAAGCACCTGAAACATATGTACCTGCACCCAAAGTTGCTTGGAATGTAGATGCGTTAATTACGCAAGTTGCGGTTGAAGCCGCAATAGCGACACCAGCTTGGGCAAAAACATAACGGAAACCTGTGTTTCCAAATGTTTCAAAACCTAGTGGGCCAAAGGTTGCAATTGCTGTGCCAGCAGAGTTTGTATTTGTGTTAGTCACATTATTCAAATCTACGCCAGCGATGGGGAGAATGCTATAAGCCATGATAATTTTCCTTTTCTATGGATGTGATTAAGTACCTGTCAAGATGCCTTGTAATGAAGCGTTAGAGCAAGTTAAATTACCGGCCCAACCATACAGCTTCACGATTGCATCTTGATTGATGGATTGACGCTCGCCACCGATAGGAACGAAATTACGCTCTTTGTGAGGGCGGAAGAAGATGTAATTAGTATTCAAGAGGTACATATGTGTAGCTGTTTCTTGAGCACCAATACCACCACCTAATACCACATCAGCAGACATACCACCACCGTAAAACTTTAATGATGCAAAGCCAGCTGCGCCTTCTTCAACACCAGCAATACGCTGGATTGCTTGCAAAGAACCTACATAACGGGTGTACAAAGTGTTACCAGCAACAATAAGGTCTACTTTATCAGTACCACGAACAGATTTGATAGCAGCAGTAGTCATTGCGGCTGCAATTAATGCAGCAGAATCCGCACCTGTTGAAGATTGGTTTTGCCAAAATGTAAAGTTAGCACGGTTAATACCACCGTATGTGCCAGTTGTATTAGAAACTGGAACAGCAGCGGCTAAACCTGTAATGTTTTTTCCACCGTTACCTGTACCGTCACCATAAAGGTCGGTAGAGATACGGTTTAGCAAACGGGCTTCAGAAACTTGCATACGACCATCTAATAGGTCAATGATTGCTTCCTTAGAACTGTTTTGCAACATTTCTAGACCACTCATTGTCACAGAATCAGCATACTGAGTAATGCTGTACTGAGCCGCAGAGATAGGGCTATCAGGGGTAATATCCAAAACTTCATAGCCACTATAAGAGTTAGCATTGTTAGTAGTTGGATCGTTGTACATGATTTCTTCCAAAATAACATTACCGCCTGAAAAGCTACGGACATTACCTTTAGAGTTCAATCTTTGTAGGATTGCGTTGTTTTGTGTCAAGTTATCTGCCAATACTCCGCTACGGCTTTGAATGGTGGTAGCGATAATATCGGTGATTGCGCTATTTGCGAATGCCATGATATTTCCTTTATAAAATTAAGTTAAACCCGACCACCCTCAACATCGGCTAAATTAGCCATCAGTAAGGATCGTCTATCCTTTGCATCTGTGCCTTTCACTTGACCGCTAGGAGTAACGGATCGTGGACTAACAGCAGTTGCTTTAGCTTTTGCTACTTGTGATGCCTTAGATGCTTGTGTTCCTGCTGATCTCAGGAGTTTATCCTGCTCCAGCTTAAACGCTTCATCATTCATACGCACCGCTTTGGCATAAGCCGTTTCTAGGTCTTGGGCTAAACCTCGCTCAAGTAATTGAGCCATATCTTCCCTTACCATATCAAAGTGCGGAAACCGCTCCTTGTTACTACTTACCCGATTGATTTCATTACTCAATCGAGCATTTTCTTCACGCTCCCGAATCTGTGACAGTTGAGCAACTTGTTGCTGGGTAGCTTGTAGTTGCTGCATTAACTGCTGTTGATATGGGTCTACATACGCCTGTTCAGGCATTTGTAAGCTATCTGAATTAAATTGTATTCCATAATCAGATGCAAGTCTATGAAAGGCATTGATTTTTTGATCTTGAGTGCCGTTAGCTAAAGTGTAGTGCGCTCTACCTAAGTTATTAATCCACGCAGAAGGTGAAATACCGTGCTTTTGAAGTTCAGGAATGAATGGCCCGATAGCATCGGTTAATTGCCTTGCATTGTCAGCTTCAGCTTTGTAGGCAGATACACCCTTTTTATATTCAGCTTCACGCTGGTTAGCGTATTCAGCAAACTTAACAAATTCAGCTTTATCTAAGGGCTTGCCTTCCTGCATCTTATTCCAAACATCCACATACTCTTTTTTCCAAGTAGTAGGGCGTTTTATTTCTTCTTCATTAGCATCACTAGCTTCTGCAACCAATTCAGGTTCTTGATCGGTATCGTCTTGGCTACTGGTTTCTTCGGCATTGCTTTTGAAACGACCCTTTTCGTCACGGTTGTTACTTTCTTCAGGGATTTCTTCGGCTTGGATTGGATCGTCATTTACTTCTATCTCCTTTTCAACAGGGGCTTCTAAAGTGCCTTCTTCGGCTTGATCTAATGCGGCTTCTAGTGCTTCTCTGCGGTCATCTGACATGGTGTTCCTTATTTGTATTTAAGTTTGGAGTAGGTAATTTCGGCAATTTGACGCTTACGGGTTTCTTGGTCTTTTCTTGAAAATTCATGCACTTTTTGCTGCGTTGGCACATCGTTACCCAATTCTATGCAATTGTTACGCTTTAAATTCTCACGGTGCTTTGATCGGGATGAAACCCATGTACCGTCAGCCATGGATATATGACCGTCAATGTCAGACATAACCATTGGTGCTTCCCGTGACTTCATAGCGACTTTATCTTCCCATGACCGCTTGGCTTCTTCTAGTCCCAGCGTGGGTGTCCACCATTCTAGGAAAAATTCTTTGTCTGTTTTCTTAACTTCAACATGGTTTCCTTCGGAATATCCGCATTTTGGGCAGAGCATTACATTCTCCTTATAAGTTCGGGTAATTGATCGTATTCATTGGGTCTAAGCAGGCGAATACTGTCATACCAACGGGCATTTTTCCACCGCCAGCAGACAAATTCTTCTTTAGGTAGCAAAACAATAGTTTTTATGCCCAAAGCACCAGCAAGGTGAGCCGTTCCCGTGTCTACAGTCACGATTCCCTTCATTGCTTTCATGTGGCTGGCAGTTTGTACCCAATTTTTCTTCCATCCATCATCAGGAAGTGGGTGAAATAGCCCGTCAGAGTTAGGATTTAGGCTATAAGCGTCATCCCCAATCATTTCAGCCATGTGTTCGTGGGCAATAGACTTAATGTAGTACAAGGTTTGCTTGGATGCTTCCCAATTGACCCCAATTTTGGGTGGAATATTGCTAGGAATGGCGTGAAAATAGCCTTCTGATCCTACAATCTTGTTCCGTGTAACTGGAAACATAGACTTTACGATGGGATGCGACAAAGAAATGTAATAGGGTAGCGACATTGACCCAATCCAGTAGTCAGATTCTTTAGCAATGCCGTTTTCTAAATCGTTGCTAAATACATCTACAGCATGAATTTGACCTAACAGGTGATGCAATGTACTTTCTTGCAAAACAACGACCCTAGATGCTCCCAAAGCCTTTAAAGCAGGCAAGAATCGGGCAAACATAATAATGTCACCGAAACCTTGTTCCATCTGTACGGTAATTGACTTACCTATTAAGGGTTCGCCTCTCCATACAGGCATTTTTAAAGAAGGTGCGTAAGGCTGGGCTTGTTTAGCAATAATGTCAGGATGCCAGCGGTATTCAAACCCTCTAAAGCCAGCTTCGTATCTGCCAGCGTGTAGGTGTTCGTAAGCTAATTTGTATTGTGCGTCAGCGTTTAATGTAGAAGTATTAATACGGATTCCTCATCGTCTAGTTCCTCTAGGCGTTTGGCTTCCATATATATCAGCTGCTCTTGTATAAGATTTTGCTGTTTTCTGTAAGCTACTGCCGCAAGGATGTTATCCCGTTGTGCTTCAAGGTAGCTTATAGACCGTTGTAAATCTTCTGTTTCAGCTAACGGTATATCAGCTTTAACCTCTTGTTTTAATTGTACTTTAGATTGCTTAACTTTAGCAACAGGATCAATTAAGTTCCTAAAGGCTTGCTTGCGTGAAGCGTTTGCGTCTTTAGTAGCCTGCTGTAATTTGCGTTGGCGTTCAGCAATCTTTTGCTGAAGTTTTTGTATTCTACGCAGTTCCTCTTTGGTTACCCAAGCATCATCGCCACCCTCAGTATTAGTGGTAGGAGCAGGCGTTATAAAGATTTGAAAAGCGTTTACTTGAAACGCATTTGCTTGGAAAGCCGTTTGAAACATTACAGGACTACCCAGCGTGACCCACTAGAAACTGTTACAGATTGACCGCTAGATACGGTTACAGGGCCAGTAGATACCGCATTATCGGTAGCTGGAATTGTATAGCTTGCCGATAT